TTTGATCGAGCACACTCAAAAAATAATGGAAGAGCGGCTTCAAGAAGAGATTGACCGTGAGGAGATGAAAGAGCGCGGTGAGTTTTACGATGAACTGATGGCTTTACCCGTAGAGACAGACGCACTTAGTCTTTATATCAACAAGAGGAAGAGATAAAATGAAGCTAGAACTGGATAAAGAAACTACAGAAAACTTAATGACTCTCATGCAGCAGGCAGCGTTTCTAGATGTTCAGACTCTAGTTTTCGGAGGATTTGTAACTAAGTTTTTTCCTAAAGACACTCCTCAATCTAAACCTGAGATCAAAGAGGAGCCAAAAGCTCCTACTCCTCCTATGGAGGATCAAGTCGATACCGAGAAGCTAGAAGAAATCTTTAAGATGAAAAATCCACTCGATGAGATGAGCGCAGAGGAAATTCTCTTCTACGCAACACCTTATTACGACGAGCTTCAGGCCCAAAAAAAGAAGCGCCAAGAAGATATTGCTGAGGGAAAATTAGATGAGTAACAAAACAGTTCAACACACGAACATGACAAGGACAGATGACAAGGGCAATGTGCTGAAAGCCCCTGCCGATGTGAGCTCCTCTCCAGCAAGCTTAAAGTGGTGGAAACTAGATGAAGACCAGATGGCAGCTGCGATCTCTTCAACGATCCAATTCATGGCAGATCATCAAGGTGGAAGGCTGACACAGCTGACGACCAATACCAGGCTATATGGGCATTCTGAGATGTACGGAATGGTGGGCGCTTCAAGCGTTCGTGGGGCAACGAGTGGAGTTAACGCGTCGGATCGCATATCCTATAACGTTTGCCAATCAAGTATCGATACGGTCGAATCCAAGATGGCCAAGAACAAGGTGATCCCGACTTACATCACCAACGGAGGAGATTGGTCAGCGCAGAAGAAATCAAAGCAGCTCACTAAGTTTGCCCAAGGGGTTTGTTACCAAGAAAAAGTTCATTTTAAGTCGGTTCAAGCGCTGAAAGACTGTTCTGTTTGGGGTGACGGCTTTGTCTACGTCTATAACAAGGATGGCAAGGTCGCAATTGAGAGAGTCCTTCCCCATGAGCTGTATGTAGACATGATTGAAAGCATGTGTGCCGAACCCACTCAGTTGCACCGGGTGAAGTTTGTAGACCGCGATACTGCAAGAGAGATGTTCCCAGAGCTTGAGGAGGCAATCGATAGGGTTTCTCCCGTGGATTACAAGCTCTTGGGCAGTCAGCAGACTTCAGCAGACTTAATTCAAGTCAATGAATCGTGGCATCTGCGCTCTGGAGAGAAGGCTAAAGACGGAAAGCACGTGATTAGCGTGGGAGATGGCGCCATTGTTGAGGATTACGAGGAAGATTATTTTCCCTTTCCTCACATGGTCTATTCCCAAAGACAGCTTGGTTACTACGGACAAGGCATTTGCGAGCGTTTGGAAAACATTCAGACTGAGATCAATCGCTGCATGATTTTAAAGCAGCGCTCTCTTTACATGATGAGCTCTTTTAAAGTGCTCCTCGAGAAGGGCTCAAAAGTAGTCAGCCAGCACCTAGACAACACAGTGGGCAGTATCATCCACTACGTGGGCACAGAGCCTAAGTACATTACTCCTCCAGCAACAAACCCTGAGCTTCAGCTGTGGATTGATACCCTGATCTCTTACGCCTACCGTCAAGAAGGCATTAGCCTCATGAATTCGACAGGTGAAGTGCCAGCAGGGGTTGAAAGCGGGAAAGCCATGAGGACTTACAGCCAGATCAATGACGATAGGCATATGTACCTCGCTCAGAAGCTAGAGGACTTTGTACTCGAGATCGTTCGTCAGGCCATCAACGTCGTGAAGAAGATCTACAAGGAAAAGGGTCATTACGAAGTGATCTTCCCCAATACTAATTTCTTAGAAACCATTGATTGGAAGGACGTCAACCTGGATGAGGAGCAGTATGTTCTCAAAGCCTATCCAACCTCATCACTTTCTGATGACTTGACTGGACGCTTGGCTGAGATTCAAGAGCTCATTCAAGGTGGTTTTGTCTCTCAGAGGACGGGTTACCGATTGCTTGGAATGCCAGATATTGAAGCTCAAGACGCATTAGCCAACGGTCCTGAAAATAGGATCTATCAGATCTTAGAAGAGATGCTGGACGACAAGAAGGTAGTCCGGTTTCAACCCGAGTTTCATAACGAAGAGATTGCAAGGCGGCTGTCTTTAGAATTCATCAATTACGCTGAGTACATGAATTGTCCTGAAGACCGGATTCAATTAGTCAGGGATTACTTATCTGAGATCAATGCAGTAGCAGCTGAACGAGAAGCGCTCATGGCACAACAAGTTCCAGGGGGGGGGAATCAATTGAACCCTGGTACTCCCTCTCCTGGTTTAGTGCCTCAGGCTAATCCTGAGCCAGCTCCTCAAAGCAATATGATCCCGAACAACGTAGGAGGTCCACTTGTCTAGAGAATCAGCGATAGCCAGTGTTGCTACTTCTGCTACTCCCGCTACTCCGAGCCCAGAATCACAAGATCCATCCCTAAGCAATGGGATCACAAATTCAGAACCGACTGAGAATGTGACCCCGTCTGAAGGTCTCCAATCCTCAGCCTTTAGCCAGATGGCCAAGAAGGAAGCGGAATTCGTCCGGAGGCAAGAGGAGTTTAAGCGGGAACGGGAATCAGTCTTAGCTGAGAAAGAGAAGATTAAGAGCATTCAGTCTGAGTATGAGGAGTTTGTCTCTCTGAAGAGCAAAGACCCGATTGCTGCGATGAAGAAGCTTGGGTTCTCTGAAGCTGACATTATCAATTACCTAGCAGGGGAAGAGCCTGAAGAGCTGTCGCCTGAAGCTAAAATGCAAAAAGCTGCAGAAGAGGCAGCTGAGAAAAGGTTCAAAGAATATGAAGACGCTCAAACCAAAAAGGCCCTGGAAGTCCAAGCGCAGGCCAATGAGCGAACGATTTCAGAGTTTAAAGGACAGATCAGCCAGTCTCTTGAGCAAAACGCTGAAAAGTATAAGTTCTGCGCTCATCATGGAGAAGAAGCCCAAGACCTCATCTTTGGAATCATCGAAGAAGCAGCGATCCAGTCGGAATTCAAAGAAGCTTTAACGATTGAGGAGGCGTCTGAGCTCCTTGAGGGGTATTACGTTGAGAAGTTTGAGAGTATGGCGGCACTCAGAGCTCCTGCTCCAGTCCCTGACCAGGCTCCTCCTGTCACTCCTCCTGCTCAGCAAAGACCGCTCAGCGCTCCGGAAGGACCGCCTAGGTCTGCCAACCCGCCGACCAGGACATTGACTAACTCTGCCACTGCCTCTCTTGCGTCGACCAAACCCAGAGCTCCAGAGACCAGATCTGAGAAAAGAGAAAGACTTATGCAAGCACTACGAAACGGAGGCCTATAGAGCGGAATGCAAAAACTTGAGAAATGGCAGCCTCTAATCATAACAAGCTTACTGATTCTCGCAGGCCTAATGGCCCAACAGATCCATAACGCGCACCAGTCTAAGTTACTCAGCCAGGAGTGCGATCAAGTGCTTGAAATCATCGATGAGGCGGAAGAACCCAGTGGAAAAAGAGTCTGAAGAGAAGTTTAGCACGAACGAGGTCTGTCAGATCGTGGGGGTTCATCCCTCTACTCTAAATCAACTGAACTACTTAGGAATCATCAAGCCCGAGTTTCCTGGAGCTCATAAGCGCGAAGGCAACTTCTATAGTATTTCAGACATGATTAAGATCGCGGGCATTGAAAGGTTCTCAGACCTAGGTCTGCCTAAACGGTTTATTGCCCAGGTCATGTTTGGAAAGGTTGAGGACGCTTTCTTAACATTTGAGATGACGACGCGCGAGATCAAGATTCATATGGATCTAGAGAGCTTGGAATTCATCATCAGGCAAAGAGCTGATCGGCATATCAAAGGTGAAGACGGAAGTCCTCTTTCCATTGAACGAATCACGATGAGAAGTCATGGTTCAGGAGAGTGGGGACAAGGAAGAGAAGATTCCTAAATTCATCCTCTATCCCATGAGGGATCATGTACCCATGGAATTTGTCGATTACCGAGACCTTAGAAAACAATTGAAAGGTTCGGGCCTAAAGGTAGGCCGCCTCTGGTGTCTTCCCAGACAAAAACGCTTACAAGGCTCAACCTGGTCGGGCAGATGGGCATGGATTGTCTTTGAGGAAGAAAGATGCATCGGCTACATGAATATGTTTATCGAAGATGAAGAAGAGGACCTGTCTTTGAAACAGACCTATTACGGTCCTGGCCCTATGAAGATCTATAAATTTCAGAATTTTTAAAACGACTACCAGGCTGAAGGATAATCAAGTACCTGGCAGTCGCCATCATTAGAACGGAGTTGCTACTCCCCTTTATTCTCACCCCTAAAACTAATTTGCTCAAATGTTTATTTTGATTTAACGTGAATATATAAAACCGTCCACTCATTGACAAAAGCCTGAATTGTTGAACCAAGGGCACCTTAAGGAATGGTTTGAGGCAAGCAATTGCTTAAATATTAAACAATTAAGGTGCATCAATGGCAAATATTTCACAAAGTACCGTTCCTGGTATTTTAAAAGAGTTTTACGACGGGCAAAAAGTTCAGTGGCTTACATACAAGGACAATCCAACCCTTGCTATGATCAAGAAAGAAGAAAAATTCCCAGGGAAATATTTCCCACAACCCGTTGTATACGGTTTAACCACTGGTTCTGCTACATTTTCTAGCGCATTTAATAACCAAGCTTCCCCTCTAGTTGCTGAGTTTTTGATCACACGCGTATCTGATTACGCTTTGGCTAAATAGGCTGGCCAAATAAAATTCTCTCTGATTGACTTGGAAGCCCGACAGGGTGACAGGGCGGAAGCGAAAGCACCGTGAACGACTAAGTGAGAGAACCCGAAAGGGATGCGATAGTCTGAACACTGGCAATAAATAAAACCAGTGAGGAAAATCCGAAGAGGTTTTCCCCCTCGAAAGAGGAGTAACAAAATGACCATTGACGGACAGCTTTTAGCAAGTGCACAATCCGATCCCGGTTCTTTCATCGACGGCGCAGAATTGATGATTGACGCCGCGTTTCAAACGGCCGTCAACAGAATTGCATCAGCAATGTTTAGAAATGGTGCTGGAACCATCGGACAGATTCTTTCTGTTTCGAATATTTCCGGTAACAACTATTTAGTCACTCTGACTAACCCAGATGACGCTGTTCAGTTTGAGCCAGGCTCAGCTCTACAGAGCGTTCAGTTCGTTGACGGTTCAGGAACTATTCCAGCTGACGTTGGAACGATTACTTCCGTGAATCGTAACTCAGGCACAATGGTCGTTGTTTCCACAACCAACATTGCGACCAACTGGGTTGCTGGTTACTACCTTGCAGTACAAGGTGACTTACCGACTACTGCTAACAACAACTTTCAACCCAACGGTTCTACCGGCACAAACGGCATGCTTAAACTTGCAGGTTTTGCTGCTTGGCTTCCTATTGCTGGCCCTCCAGTATCGGACAGCTTTTTCGGCGTTAATCGTAACTTAGACGTTCAACGTCTTGCTGGTGTGACCTTTGACGGTACTGCTCTTTCCATCGAAGAAGCTCTTCTTCAGGGAACTGGCCGTATTGCAATGAACGGTGGCCGTGTTGACACAGGGATCTGTTCTTACGCTACCTACACAGCTTTGATCACTTCACTTGGATCTAAAGTTCAATACATCAATGAAAAGATTGGTGACATTGGGTTCAGAGGCGTTCAGGTCAATGGTGCAAACACCGTTATGAATGTTTTCCCAGATCGTAACTGCCCAGATGGTTTGATCTATTGTTTGGAAATGGATAGTTGGACGCTCAGAAGTCAAGGTCCTGCACCCCATATACTTACGTATTTGGACCAGATCGAAATTTTACGCACGCCGGGGGAGGACTCGGCACAATTACGCGTCGGTTGGTACGGCAACATGTACACCAACCGTCCGGGTCACAATGGTGTGGTCGCGGTGCAGCTAATGGAATTCTAAGTATTTGAAATGATTATATAATTTCCCAATACTGAATGAGTTTTAGATTTATTGTTCGGTATTGGGAATTATGATAATTCATAACGCATGAAGTTATGCAAAAGATGTAATACTGAAAGAGAATTTAAAGATTTTAGGAAAGCGCCTCAGAATAAGGACGGACTACAGTCCTATTGTAAATTCTGTCAAAATAAGCTGAAGACAGAATGGTCAATAAAAAATAGAGAAAAAGTGCGAGAATACGCAGCTAAAGTTTATAGAGAAGATCCACGCAAAGCTAAGGGCAAGGCAATTCAAAAGTTTTTCAAAGGGTTATCTTGGCAGCAGGCAATGGAAGTATTTGAAGAGATGCTTAAGGTCCAAGAATACTCTTGTAAGATATGCAAGGTTCATCAATCAAAGAAAGTATTGCACGTCGATCATTGTCATTCGAGAGGAGTGGTGAGAGGCCTTTTGTGTGCTGAGTGCAATATTACGTTAGGAAGAATAAAGGAATCTATTCCCACCCTTGAATCGATGATCAAGTTTATACAAGACTTGAAGAATATAGAAGTGCCTGTTTATACAAGACGATTAATTCTAAATGCGCCAAAAAAACCGAAAACTCATTGCCCACAAGGACATGAGTTAAGTGGTGACAATCTTATAATGCGTAAAAATATAAGAAGATGTCGTATTTGTAAAAATGAACAAGAACGAGCAAGAGAAAAAAGAAATAAAGAAAAGCTGTTACAGCTGAGTTAGAATATTCTGAGAGGGCACCTGAGGTTTAGAGATTACCCTTGGGTGTCCTCGCCTTATAAACTCGTGGGGACGAAAGAAATAGGGCTGATAGTTTAATACCTAACCTTATGGGGGTTTTTCATGGCTAATCGTAGATATACACAATTTTTCAATACTCTTTATGGAAAGCCAGTTCTTTTGAACTGCAAATTTGTTGTGACTCCAACTGATCCAACAGGCGTTACCTTGCTTAAGGGTCCTGGGATCTCAAGAGTGTTCATGCACACTTCAACCACTCCTGCTGCAGGCAATCCTAATCCTGCAAATGGTGTGATCATTGTTAAATTCAATGACAACTTTCCATTGTTCTTAAACATGTCAGCTTCAGTTTCAGCTGCTGCTGGAACACCGACCGGAACACTGACTGCAAACACGATGTACACCATCACTTCTGTGGGAACGACAACCACTGCTCAATGGGTAGCTAAGGGTCTTCCTGTTGGAACAGTGCCAGCAGTAGGCGTTGCGTTCGTAGCAACAGCTTCTGGAGCATTGGGTGGAACTGGAACAGCTGCTCCTGCAGTAGCAACGGGTGCAGGCGTGGATCATTTCGAAGTCGTAGGTAATCCAGAAGCGACTATTAATTCTTCTGCCGCTGTACGTTTGGGTGCTTCACAAGGAAGTGGTTCTTACATTTTGGTTCAGGCTTTCAACGCAGGGGCAATCGTAGCACCTGCTACTGGATCAACGGTGAGAATGCAGTTCTTGTTCAATAACACCTCGATCTTAAATCCAAGCTAATTGGAGCGAGGGGAAATTATGTTCTTTGACGATCATAAGAAGAAAATCACATCCATCCTTTCGCGTCGAAACGAGAAGGGCGAGCAGATCATGGGTCCTGTCGAAGTAAAGCCAGAGATGAGTCACACGGAAGGTGGCGAAATCGACGGCAGGCATGTCGCTGCTCAGGATTTGATTGCAGCCTTTGATGAAAGATCGCCCCAAAAGCTCATGGAAGCGCTAGCGAATTTCATGGATATTCACTCTTCACAGCCGCAATCGGTTGCTGAAGACGAATAAATCTATAGGATAAGGGAGACTGGGGGGATCGAACTTGCTTGCTCCTTCCCTCCAGTCTTCTTTTAAACAAAGAGGGCAACCATGGCTATTCCTCCAGTAGGAAACATAATCACCCCGGCGTTACCTCAGGCAGTGTCTGCTCAGGGTCAAGTCATCATCAGTTGGAATCTAGTTCCTTTCGCAACTTCCTACTTCGTGAGTAGGTCAGACGATAATGTCACCTTTGCAGAGCTAGGGAGCGTCAATGCTCCGTTTCTTCAGTACACCGACCTAACAGGGGTCGTCAATCAAGTTTATTACTATTATATTCAGGCGTCAGATGGCACTAATTCGTCCTTACCGACGCGTTCAGTTGCTGCTCAAAGCTTAAAGCCAGGGCAAGTGACTCTGGGTAATTTGAGACTGATCTGTCAGCAGAGAACAGATCTCCAGTACAGCGAGAATGTAAAAACTCAGGAATGGAATTCGATGATCAGCCAGAGCTATAAAGAGCTTTGGGATATCTTGGCTCAGAAGTTTGGAGACGATTACTTTGTAGCCACTCCTTACATCTATTCCACTGTTGCAAACCAGACTCTCTATCCCCTTCCAGATGACTTTAAAGCATTGCTGGGTGCTGAGTGCTCAAACAATACAGCAAACCCCAACGCTTGGATTACGATGCGCCAAATTGAGTTTATCGACCGCAATATGTACGCAACTCCTGGCATGAATAGCTACATGGGCCCTGTTACGATCCCGTACAGACTGAACGGCAATAATCTCTACTTACCCAATCCCATGGGCGGCAATCAGACCATCCGAATTTGGTACGTTCCTCGTCCCAATCAGCTGATTAACGATCAGGATATTGTGGATGGAGTCGCAGGCTGGGAAGAGTACATTGTTGCTGACGTTTCGGTGAAGGTTCTGGCTAAGCAAGAGCAGGATCCGACCATCTTTGCCATTCAAAAGCAGCAGCTCATGTCTCGAATCGAAGAAGCAGCAGAGAACAGAAATATTGGGGAACCGCAGCGCGTGAGTGACTCGGGGCGCGGAGTGATCGGCGGTCCTACTTCTTGGAACGGATGGTATCGCTAATGCCGCTCCTTCCCCTCTTCAAAGGCGGATCGCCTGATCTAGAGCTTTTGACGAGTAAGTGGAAGTCCATCATTGATCCGTTCTTACAAAAGCCAGCCAATCAATCGTCTATTCTTAAGAACGTGGTTTTAGTCAACGGGACAACGATTGTGAATCACCTTTTGGGCAGACCGTTATCGGGTTGGAAGGTGGTCAGACAAAGGTCTCAGGCTCAGATCTATGACCTTCAAGACATTAATCAGCAGCCTAATCTTACGCTGTTACTATCTAGCAACGCGAACGTCGTTGTGGATCTGGAAGTATTTTAAGGGGGAATCTATGGCGTCATTCTTAACACCCAACATGAATTTGGTAATCCCGATTCCCACCGTTGAAATTGGTCCTGACTGGGCAAATGAGATCAACGCTTCGTTATCGATCATCGATGCTCATGATCATAGTCCTGGATCTGGAGCCCCGATTAATCCAGCAGCGATTAACATTAATACCCCACTTGATTTTAATAACTTCGATGCGGACGGAGTGAGAAGTGTGAGGTTCTTTCCTCAGGTCGTTGCCCTTCCTGCTTCCTCCCCTGACATTGGGTCCATCTACGTTGCTGGAAATGAGCTCTATTACAACGACGTAACGGGTGGACACCAGATCCAGATCACAGCCAATGGATCAGTCACAGGTTCTTCAGGAACGATTACAGGGCTCCCGAGTGGAACAGCTTCGGCTTCTTATCAGAGCGCTTCTGGCACATTTAGATTTCAGCAAGCGACGAATACCGCAGCCAACATGGACGTGGGAAGTCTGATCCTGAGATACCCAGGTTCTTACCCGACTCCGACTGGCAATTACATTTCAATTCAAGCTCCCTCATCGCTTGCAAGTGGGTACTCAATCACGATGCCCGCTCTACCTCCTCAAACGAGTGTGATGAGCATGAGCTCAATGGGTGTGATATCAACTAGCACCTACGACAACTTTGCCAATGCACTGGGCGCGACTGGATCAAATATCATCGCCAACAACAGAACCAGGACAGTTGCTCAATCAGTGGGAGCTGGAGGAGTTGCTAAAAGCCCGGGTTGTGGAAGCTTCAATACGACGTCCGGAACTCCAGTTGCGGTCACTAATCTCAGTGTGACAATCGTTACGACGGGAAGACCTGTCTTTGTGGGACTCGTGTCCGATGGCGCTTTTGCAGGAGGAAGTTTTGTAGGTACTTCACCTAATTCAGCAGCTCAGGTTGGAATCACGCGAAACGCTACTGACATCTCTCTTTACGGAGTCTTTGCCGGAACTCCGGGAACCAGCGGTTCTTTTGTTTCCCTTCCCTCGACTGTCATAAACTACGTCGACGTCGTAGCTGCGGGAACCTATACTTACCAAGTGATGCTTCAGGTGGGTGGAAGCGCTCCAACCCCTTCTGCAGGGATTAGTGGCGCAGTTTTGGTTGCGTACGAGCTATGACCTTAAAAAAAGAAACCATTAGCTTTAATTTCTCTCAGGGCGTTGAGACTAAGACGGATAACAAGCAGCTTCCGATCGGACAGTTTGAAGTTTTAAATAACTCAGTCTTCACCAAGGGCGGATTGCTCCAGAAGAGAAACGGATATGATAAGTTAGAAGACCTTCCCGAGTCAGCTTCTTATCTCACCGTCTTTAAAGAAAACCTGACTGCTCTGAAAGACAGTCTTCAGGCTTACGTTGATGCAACAGACCGCTGGGTGAATAAAGGGGTTTTAAAGCCTGTAGAGTTAGACACTTCAGCAGTGGTCAGGAGTAACACCAATAAAAGCCAAGCTGATTCGGTCTTGTCTGACTCAGGGCTTTTGATGACGGTATATACAGACCAGAGTGCTGCTAACCTTGCTAATCCCGTCTACAAGTATGTAGTGACGGACGCTTTGACGACGCAAAACATTGTGGCGCCTCAGGTAATTCCCTCTGATCCTACGTACGGAACACCCAGAGTCTTTCTCCTCAATAACTACTTCATCATTGTCTATTCGACCTTTGTGAGCGGCAATTACCAGCTGCAATACGTGGCAGTCAGTATTGACAATCCTAGTATTGCAATGGCTCCGGTCATCATTACGACTTCATACACTCCATCTGCACAGATCGCATTTGACGGGACAGTACTCAACGACAATCTTTATTTAGCTTGGAATGGGGGCGCAGCTTCAGGGATTAAGATGGCTTACTTAACGCAGGCTCTTTCTCTCTCTTCCACTGTGATTAGAGACGCTTCTCACTCGGCAACACTTGTTTCTATGGCTGTGAGCGAAGATTCAAGCCAGGTATGGGTGAATTATTACGATTCCGTAACAAAGAACGCTTTTGCCTTAGCAACGGATTCTCAGCTCAATTCAATCCTCACTCCAAGTCCAACTTGGACAAACGCAGACATCTTAAATCTCACCTCGACCGTGAGTACAGGCTTCAATAAGGTGTTTGCTGAGATCAATAACGCATATTCCTTTAATGCAGCGGTTCCTACCCATTACATCGAAGTTGCGTTCGTCAATTTGCTCGGTCTATTTGCAGGTCCAAACGTCTTAGTCAGATCACTTGGACTGATGAGTGAAGCTTTTCTCTACGACGGAGTGAGTTACTTTATCGCAGTCTACGTATCTCCCTACCAATCGACTTACTTCTTAATCAATGAAAACGGGAAGGTCATCGCTGAGCTTGCCTATGGCAACGCAACGGGTTACGCGCTACACGGACTGTCCACCGTGACCGTAGATGGCAACGAGATCTCGTTCGTTTACCTCAAGCGGGATCTCGTTCAGCCGCCTAATACGAATACCAACCCTCCTGCTGGCAGTCAGGTCGTGGGCGTTTACTCTCAGAGCGGAATCAACCTCGCTAAAATCCGCTTTACGACTGAGAACATGGATACGCTAGAAGCTGCAGATAGCTTACTCATCACGGGCGGCATTACCTGGGCTTATGACGGCTATGAACCCAATGAACAAGGGTTCTTTCTCTATCCAGACTCAGTCGAAGCAACGACTTCAGCAACGGGTGGGTTAATTACAGCAGGACAATACTTCTACAAAGTGACCTACGAGTGGACAGACAATCAGGGGAACGCATTTAAGTCAGCACCTTCGTTACCTATTACGGTGACAACTACAGGAGGTGCATCCCTCAATACAATTCACATTCCTACGTTAAGACTCACATACAAAACAGCTAATCCCGTCAAGATCGTTGTCTATCGCTATTCAGTAGCTCAGCCTATTTACTACCAAGTGTCTTCGGTTTCCATGCCTCTTCTTAATGATACAACCGTGGACTTTTTAGACTTTCCCGACGACTCCTCAGATGCTGACATCTTGGGCAGAAACATTTTATACACAAATGGGGGAGTGCTTGAAAACATAGGCCCCCCCGCATTGGATGACATCTTTTTATTCGATGACCGTGTGTTTGGGATCACGTCAGAAGACAAGCGCTTGCTCTGGTATTCCCAAAAGATTCTGCAAGACACTCCAGTTGAGTTTTCAGACCAATTAACCCTGTATATTGCTCCAAATAGTGGCGCTCAAGGGTCAACAGGTCCTCTCACTTGCGGATTTCAGATGGATGATAAACTGATATTGTTTAATGCATCTGGCATGAGCTATATCAACGGGACGGGTCCGGACTCAACCGGCGCAAATTCTCAATATTCCGAACCGATTTTTATTACATCGACTGTAGGATGCAGCAATTCTAAATCGATTATTCTAACCCCGATGGGTCTCATGTTTGAGTTTGCGTCTCAAAGCGGAAACCAAATCTGGCTTTTGGGCAGGGATTTAACTACGGTCTTTTTGGGAGCTCCTGTGTCTGGATTGACCCAGGAAGCAACTGTTCAGAGTTCGGATAACATTCCAGGGACTAATTCGGTGAGGTTTACCCTTGATAGCGGGATTACGCTCAACTATGACACTTTCTACGGTCAATGGGACACTTTCTCAAATACGAACGCAGTCTCAAGTATCCTATACGAAGGTCTTCACACCTATATCAACAGCCGTTCTGAGATCTATCAGGAAACTCCTAATAAATACTTAGATGGAGACCGCCCCGTTCTGATCAATTTCAAGACGGGTTGGATTAACTTAGCAGGCTTGCAGGGGTACCAAAGAGCCTATTACTTCTATCTACTAGGTACCTACTTCTCTCCTCATAAGCTCATTGTGCAGGTCGCCTATGACTACAACTCAGCGCCTGTTCAGCAGTCTATTATTAGCCCGGATAACTTTGCTGGAACCTACGGACAGGGCAATTACGGTTCTCAGTCTCCTTACGGCGGACCCGGGAACTTAGAGCAATGGAAGATCTTCTTTGAGCGTCAGCGCTGCATGGCTTTTCAAGTCACCGTGCAGGAAATTTTTGATCCTGCCTATGGTACAGTTGCAGGTAAGGGGTTTACTCTATCTGGAATTAACTGCCAGGTAGCAATCAAGAAGGGGTGGAGGCCAATCTCGGCTTCTCACGCGGTGGGATAATGTACGCTGAGTATATTAAAGAGCGAGAAGGTTTTGATATCATAGAAACCTCAGCTGGTTTTGCAGTCTATAAGGTGACCGGGGAAGAAATTTACCTGCGCGATATTTATGTGCGAGCAGAATGCAGAAAACGCGGAATTGCTTCCGATCTTGCCGATGAAGTAGCAAAGATTGGGCAAAAAGCCGGCTGTCGTTATTTAGTAGGGAGCGTTTCACCTCAATCAAAGACTGCGACTGAAAACATTGAAGTATTAATTAGATATGGAATGACTCTCCATAAATGCGATTCGTCGCTCATGGTATTTTTCAAGGAGATCTAAATGGGCGGATTAATGAGAACGATTGGGACATTGCTCGGTGAAGGCGATAATAATTCGGGATTCACAGCCAGAAGTGGTGTGAGTAACGATCAGCTCAATAAGGGTTATGGAAGCACTCAAACAGGCTTAACTGAATATGAGCAGCTTCTTTCGGCTCTAAAAGGAGTGAACGGCGTCCAAAACCAGCAAAACGTCTACGACCAATATGGAAACATAGCCCAAGGCCTAGGTCCTAACCCTGCTCAGTCCATGCTGAATGAATCCACTGCTCAGAACGTAGCAAACCAAGGGGCGCTCATGGCCTCTGCTAGAGGCGCTAGCGTAAATCCAGCGTTGGTAGCAAGGCTTGCTGCTCAGCAGGGCGGCGCCATACAGCAACAGGCAGCTGGACAGGGAGCTACTCTCCAAGCTCAGCAATCTTTAGCGGCGTTGGGAGCTCAGGGAAATATTGCAGGTCAGCAGGTCGCTAATCAATTGGGTGCAACTTCGGGTTATAATGCTGCAGCTCAAGGGAATCAGGGGACACTACTCAACGCTCTTTCCAATGAGAACAATGCAAACGCAGGGATAGCGGGCATTAATGCAAACAACTCTGCTGGAGCTGTTCAAGGGCTCGTCAAGGGAGCTGCAGGGGCCCTTTCCTTATTTTCAAAAGGCGGCAAAGTTCCTGATCATCTCCTCAGCATGCAAAGCATCTATCACCCAATGGCTCAGGGTGGATCTGTTGGCACGCAAGACGGCCTTGTACCGGGCACACCTCAAGTTCAGGGAGATAGTCAGAAAAATGATACGGTTTCAGCGCTTTTATCGCCTGGTGAGGTTGTTATACCAAGATCGATTATGGAAGGTCCGGACCCTGTTAAGAACGCAGCAAAGTTCATAGCTCAGATTCAAAAGAAGAAGATGAATCAGGGTGGGGAAGTCAAAGCCTCTGATGAAGGTGATTTTAAAGCGGCGCTCAGAAAAGTGATGAGCGAAAGGAAGAAAAAATGAACTTTAAAGACTTCTCTTTGATGGATGAGACTGAAGATTCCTATCAAGTGGGGCATCCCAATGGGAAGTCGATGACCATTCCTAAAAAAGGAATGAGTGAAAAAGCTCATGCGCTCGTCAAGAAGCTAAAGCCTGTGAAGATGGCTCAAGGGGGGTTGGCCGAAGACCCAAACCTCATGAATGATTTAGACGCTCTTGCAGTCAATTCCCAGGGTATGATTAATCCTCCAGATCCATCCATTGCTCAGCAGGCAGGCTCGGTGGTCAGAAGCGGAGTAGGAGACGCTCTTGGAGCGTTTGGAAACGTAGCTTCAGCTGTAGCGGGTCCTGTAGTCAAAGGGGTGGGAGACTTTGCAAAAGGCTTATTGACTGGAGAGCAAGCGGCCGAAGCAGCGCAGCCTCAAGTAGTGGGGGTATCTAATGACACGTCTTTACCTGTTCAAAGCGTTTCTGAAGTCCCTGTGCCAGAAGAGAAAATCCCAGAACTCTCCAAAGAAGAGCAGCAAATTGCCAAGCAAAATGAGAAGAACAAAAAAGCTCTTGAAACAAGCCTCGACCAAAGTCTTAGACTGGGAAACGAAATAGAGAGAGAATACAAGAAAGCTTCTGCGCTACAAAGTAAGCTTGAGACTCCTGATCAAATTATGGATCGGTTCAAAGCTCAGGACGAAATGTATAAGAATGAGCTAGCAGCTAAAAAAGTTGATCCACATCGATTGTTTAATAGCTATACGACAGGTCAGAGAATCCAAAACGGGATTGCTATGATTTTAGGCGGTTTCGGAGGAGGTCGTGGTCCTAATCCAGTCGCTGAAATGATGGAAAAAGCAATTGACCGCGATATTGATGCTCAGAAAAACGATCAAGCTAACACTATGAATCTCTGGAAGATGAACCGTGAAAAGCTTCAGACTGATCTTCAGGCAAATCTTGCGACTCAGAATCAAATCCTGATGGGTGTGAAACTCATGGCAGAAAGAGCTGCTGCTTCAGCCCAGAATGCAAATGCTGCTGGAAAAATGATAGAACTCGTTCAACAAATTGATCAAAAAGCGGCGTTGAATAACCTCATGAGGTCTCGCGTAAGCGGTGGAGCGCCTGGCAGTGAAGCTGAATACGTAAAGGAATTGAATATCGCTTCTCAGATCAATAAAGAAGTCAAAAAAGATATGGAAGCTAAGTACATTCCTGGCTTTGGAACTACCAGGATTGCTCCTACTGAAAAGCAGCGAGAACAATTGATTGCTATGTCCAACTTTAAGAAACTGGCTCAAAACGCTGAGCATTTTGCAAAGACCGTGGGGACTACCGGTTACGGGACAGAGGCAAACGCACAAGCTGAAAATATTCGAATGGGTTTGTACGAACTTCTCCCGGCCATCAGAGGAATTAACGCCTCGACTGATGCTAAGATTGATCTCTTTTCTAAATCAATTGATAGTCCGGGCTCTTTGAGAACTGGAAAGTTCTTAGCCCAATTAAATGAGCTCAGGAACGATACAGCTATTCGAGAACAAACTCTTCACACCAATTTAGGAGCGATGCCTTTTAAACAAGCGCCGCAAGATCAAGCCGCAATTGCCTGGGCAAAATCTAATCCAGGAACTCCACAAGCGCAGAAAATTCTTCAACTCAACGGGGTGAGGTAATGGCTTTTGATCCAAACGAGTATTTAGCTCAAAAAGAAGGTATAGCTCCTGCTCCGGTGGATCAATTAGCGGTTCAACAATTTGATCCAAACTCTTACCTACAGGGTAAGGAGATACAAGCAGCCGACATACTTCAGGCTCAATACGGTACAGCGTCAGAGCAGGCGAAAGCCGCTCTTGAAGGGGCTCTGAGAGGGGCATCTCTCGGGGCCTCAGATCAAGCGTTAGTTGCATCGGGTATTTCTGACCCGAAGTCTTTAAAAGGTCGTAAGGAAGCCAACCCTCTCACTGAATTTGGAGCCAAGCTCTTTGGCGGAGCAGCAGCAATTGGGCTCACGGGTGGATTAGCCGCGCCGGTTGAGGCAGGTTTAGCAGGCGCTGGATCGACCGCAGCCCGCATTGGCGCATTTGGAGCTGAAGGTGCCGCGTTCGGTTTAGGCGACCTCATTTCTGAAGAAGCTTTGGGAGACGCTAAATTTAACGCCGATAATGTGATAAGTCATCTGGGCATGGGCTTTGGGGGTGGAGCACTCCTGGGGGGTCTGTCTAAGGTAATTGGAGTGCTCCCAAGTATGGCTCGGAAACGGGCTCTAAAGAATGTTCCAGAAGGTATGCAGTCGGTAGAAAAAGCGCTCCAAGCCGAAGGACTGGGCACGAGAAGCTCGCAAGTGGTAGAGGACGCATTAAATCTAGAAAATAAGAACAGAAAGCCTAACTGGAGAGACATTCAAAGAGCGGGCGATGAATTAGGCATAGATACTCCTATTGGGAGTTTGGCAAACGATCACTATCAGAAGCAGCAATTTACAACTTCGACATCTCCGACGGCTGAAGGCCAGGCAACCCATGCTATCTATAAAAATGCTTACGATTCAGCTGCAAAGGTTATTTCAGATACACTTGGAGCAGGAGAGAATTCGCTAGCAGAAGTGGGGCAGAACCTACAGAGCAGTCTCTCGCAAGCATTTGAAAGAAAGTACGAACCCATTGCTGAGATTTATGGGCAGATCAATAAGCTTGCTCCAGAGATTCCAGTTACTTTAGAGACTAGAAATGAATTGGGCTCTAGGCTTCAGTCGATTATAAAAAAAGAAGGGTATTATAAAGGCTCTTCTAATCGGGGATTTGTAGAAGGAGCTATGAACGCTCTGCCTGATTTGGAAAATCTAGACAGCTTAATGAAGTTTAAAAGTGCGATTCAAGAGGCTGGTCGCGACAACTTTGGTCAGAATGGACGCGTTGCAGGCCTGATTCGCGATGAAATTGATGAAGTCGAGCAATACGCAATCCAAAGTTTATCAAGACAGTTGAAAGGAACGCCACAAGGAGCAGCAATCGAAGCGTTAACTCCGCAGCTCGAGCAAGCACGTGCAGCCTATAAAGTATTTAGAGAAGATATAAAAAAGGTTTCTAAACAAGTTTGGGGTGACTCTAAGGTCTACGGCCATGCCGATTTTTTAAATAAGATTGCCGAAGAGACTCCTGAAAAATTTGCTTCCAAGCTTTTTAATAAGAAAGATTCTAGATCTTTAAAGTGGATGGCTGAAAACTTTCCAGAAGAAACGAGATTGTTATCCCAGTACCAAAGAGATTTAATCCGTAGAAACGCATCTCGCAGCAAGAATGGATTTAACCCTCTTTTAGCTACGAAAGAGATCTTGGATGATAAAAATTTCCCAAAAGAGATCAGAAATATTGTCTTTTCTCCAGAAGAAATAAAGACCTTCAAAAATGGAAAACTTTATCTCGATAATTTTTTACCTAACTTCAATCCTTCTGGAACTTCGACGATCGAAGGATATAGACGCTTCTATGATTGGGTGAAGCACCCAATAGCGACTCCTATTTCGATTGCGTTAGAAAATGCGAGAGACATTGGAGCAAACGCTTATACCAAGTTTAGGACCGGTTTAGGCCACGCTGAACAAGCAGAATTTGCAGGACAAGCGGCTAAGGCAGGAGCGCTTAATTCTCTTAAGAACACCATTTCTAATTCCGTCAGAAATCTTGACCGTGCAACGGACGCAATCTTTAAGACAACGAGTAGTCCAGCAGCGCGCGGAGCTGCTCTTTCAGGAATCACAGACTTTGCAGATAAAAATTATCATGAACATGTAGAAAAAATCCAAGAGCTTTCAAGTAATCCAGAAGCTTTGATGGATTACCTCAGTCAGCAGACTGCAGGAATCAGCCAGGTGGCGCCTCAAATGGGGCAACAGCTCAGCAATACTGCAGTGCAGGCATTGATGTACCTCAATGCCCAGATCCCTAAAAAGGGCGGGTCGATGCTTCTCTCTACGAAGTATGAACCCAGTTCCAGTGAAAAGATCAAATTTGAACGTGCCTACCATGTGGTAACGCAGCCCATGTCAGTTTTAAAGCAATTGAAAGATGGGACTTTAACCAGAGATTCCATGAAAGCGATGGAAGCAGTCCATCCAGCTCTACTCAACCAGATGAGACAGAAGGTCATTGAGAGGTTGAACGCAGAAACAATCAAAAAGTTACCCTATGCAGTACGCTCTTCGCTCACTTTGTTTCTGCGCACCCCGCTTGATGAAAACCAAACTCCACTTGGCGTTCAACTCAACCAAAACTCTTTTGCCATGCCTCAAGCTGGCAATCAAGGAGCACCGCAACAAGGGAGCCGTGGAGTCAAGTTCAAGGTCCCTGATACCACGGCAACGAGGACAGCAAGAAAGCCTGGAGAATGAAAAAGAAGAAAATAGAGCCGCCGCTTACGATTTCAGAAAAACTGACTCCTAAGCAGATTCAGTACTTCATTGAAAGAGGGTTAAAGCCTACTGGACGGAGAGTGACTTACAAGCACCCAGGTGGAACGGATGAACCCATTCATTTGAAAAAGGTCAAGACGATGCATTCCTATAAGCTCGTCTTTAAGCTTCATTCTGTGGGCACTATTGACGTCAGAGCTTCTACGTTTGATAAGGCCTGTAAAAAGCTCACCCACATGAAATTAAGAGACATTTGGCCTCATGCACGTGTCACTCGCGTCACTTGCATGTCCAATAAGCCCCTCGAAAGAGATGGGATTGATATTCATGACCTGAAGGATATTGACTGAGGAATTATTCCCCGTAGACTAGATGTAACTATCGGCCAATCCAGCCGTTAACCGTCCGGGGGGACATATGGGCAATAAGAAGACGAATAAGTACTACCTCATCAAGAACGGGGTCATGACAGGCACAACAACCGTCACCTCTTCCCCTCAAAACGTAGAAAACTTCGACAATGTGGGCTTGGAAATTGTCTGGACGGGCACTCCGACAGGCACAATCACCATTCAGGGCTCAATTTCTCAATCCATTCCTGGAGCAGTCGCAGTCAGTTACACAGATTTAACCTTTGCACCCTTGCTTGATCAACCGGCAGGATCTGCTGGTCGGTACTTAGTCAATGTCGCAACTTACGCCATGCCGTTTATTAGAGTCAATTACGTCAATACTTCAGGCTCAGGCACTCTAAACGTTTATTTATATTCAAAGGATGTGAACTAATGTCTAGTTTTGCATGGCCAAGTAATGCGACCAACACTCTCGCTCCTGGAGCAGCAACATCCGCTAATCAAGTCATTGGAAATAACTACTTAGCTTCGATCGACGGGAAAACTCCCGCTCTAGGTCAGGCGTTAGACACAGGCTCAGTTCCTGTCGTTCTGACTGCAGCGCAACTTGCTAGCTTAACTGCGCTTCCAGCAGGTTCAGCGACTTCTGCAAATCAGGTTTTAGAAATTGCGCAGTTAACGGCAATCAATTCCAATACGACGGGAGTAGCCACAGCCGCCAATCAGACGACGGGTAACACCTCATTAGCGACCATTGCCACAAATACGACGGGAGTAGCTACTGCGGCTAATCAAACGACTGCAAATAGTTCTCTAGCAACCATCGCTACGAATACCACAGGAGTGGCAACGGCGGCTAATCAGGTAACGGGTAACACGTCACTTGGGACCATTGCGACGAATACGACGGGTGTTTCCACAGCAGCTAATCAAGTCCTTCAGACTACTCAACTCACAACCATTGCAAACAGCTCTGGCAGTCCTACGGGCGGCACTGCAGGCACTGCAAGCAACTTGGTAGGTGCAAAGTACAATACTACTCTGCCAACGCTCACAAACGGCCAGCAAACCTCTTTGCAGGTGGATGCTTCTGGACGACTTTTGACTCTCGGCTCAGGTTCTGTAGGAACTGTCATTGCTAATGCTCCGATCAGAAATGATTACGGAACGACTCCGGTTACAACTGCTGCTTATGTCCAGTTAGTTGCAAGCACCTCAAATACGATTAACAAAATTCACGTCTTTGACTCTTCCGGACAAGCCATGATTTTTGCCATTGGGGCGGCAGCTTCAGAGGTTGACTCACTGTATGTCCCTCCGGGCGGAGATACGTACAGCTTACGAATTCCAGCAGGAAGCAGGATTTCTTACAAGGCACTTACAGCTAACGCGACGAGCGGTTACGTCGTAATGTCATTCTTACAGTAGGGGAATAGAATAATGAGCTCACCGATTCTTTGGGGCCCTAATAATACATCGATCAGTCTACAGAACTCTGTAGCGGTCAATAACCTGCTCGATGGATTTTCAACAACTCCAACTGCCGCGGGTACCACCGTTCTCACAGCGCTCAGCGCTCAGCTTCAGTATTTCACTGGGACAACGACGCAGACCATTACCCTTCCTGCTCCTGGAACGACGGTTCCGGTAGGAAGAACATTTATCATTGTTAATCGATCGACTGGAAATCTGACGGTCAATTCATCGGGTGGAAACTTAGTTCAGACCCTAATTCCCAATACTCAAGCGACGATCACTTGTATTTTAGCATCGGGAACTACAGCAGTTTCTTGGAATACAACCTATGCTCTGACTAATTCAACTTCTGCAAGTTCGATTAGTCTTCCTATAGTCGATGCGCCCGTAGCCTACACTCCAACGTTTACCAGTTTTGGAACGGTCTCCAATGTGAATTTTGTATCCTGGAGAGTAGGAGCTAACCTCTACATTCAAGGTACGTTCACGATCGGTGCGTCTCCGACAGCTGTCGAATCTCAAATCACCTTGGGTTACAACGGAGCAAGTGGTGGAGTATCAACTCCTGCTACTCTCCCTACGCTGAGCATTTGTGGAAAGCATAACGGCAATGTCAACACGACCACGACCTTTGGCGCCGGCACCATTCTTATGGAAGCGTCCAAAAATTACCTAACCTTTGGACTTGAGGCTTCGACTTCAAACGGAATGGTTAAAGTCCTCGGATCAAATGCATTTAGCCCAAGCGCTACCATTTCTCTTTTTGCCATTGTCCCCATCTCTGGATGGCTTGCGACAACGACTGTCACGCTTCCTTCAGGAGTCCAGATCTCAAGTGGCCAAATCAATGTTCCAAATGTTACAGATTGGACAACGTATTCATTGACCATTGGAGCAACTACGACTGCTCCTACCCTAGGCACCAACACTTCTTCTGCGCAGTGGCGCCGAGTGGGCGATTCAATGGAAATCGTCTACTCCTATGCTCAAACTGCAACAGGATCAGCTAATAGCGGAAGTGGAAGTTATTTATTCCCGATTCCAGTTGGATATACAATTGATACGACAAAAATCACAGCATCTACGGGTGGTTTTCAGGGAACCGTAGGAACAGCGACGGGAGCTTGGGCATCGGGTGGTTCAACTTACACCATTCATGGTGACATGGTGGTTTATAACACGACCAATTTAGCCATTCAGTTAGAAGCTCAGTTCAATGGATCTAACGGCACCATTAACAATGCGAATGGATTTTTACAGTCAGGGTCTCTATTTATAGTCACTGCCGCGAATACGAATGGAAGTTTAACCTTTACTGCCCGTGTACCCATCGTGGGATGGACAGCAAATTCTCAAGTCAATGTCCTAGGAAATCTAGGAGCTGCACCTGTAAATCCGAGCGTTCAAAAGTTCCTATCAGGATCGGGCGTCTACACGACACCACAAGGTGCTCAATTTTTAAGGGTCCGCATGTGCGGGGCTGGTGGAGGCGGAGGAGGTGGAGGTTCAAGTGCTGGTGCAGGCGGTACTGGTGGGAACACGACCTTCGGTTCTTCTTTATTAGTTGCTAACGGAGGGCAGGGTGGTGTCGCCAATGGTGCTGGAGCAACTACAGGAGGCACTGCTTCTTTGGGATCAGGGCCTATTGGTACGGCTGTGTCTGGAGGCAGTGGCACATTAGGTACAGGCGGTCCAAACTCTGGAACTGTTTCAGGAGGAGCCGGCGGTAATTCTGCATTAGGAGGCGGTGCAGGCGGTAGCTTATCTGCTGGAGCAGCAGGAGCTGCAAATACGGGTGGAGGCGGTGCAGGCGGTTATGTAACTACCACATCCGTTACCTCAGGCGGGGGTGGATCGGCCGGCGGTTATATTGATTGTATTATTAATTCCCCTGGTTCTACTTACAGCTACTCGGTCGGTACGGCAGGTACCGCGGGCACAGCAGGTACCTCTGGATATGCTGGGGGAGCAGGGGGTAGCGGATATATTGAGGTAACCGAATTTTTTGCCAACACTACAATCAATTCAAATACTTCAGTCGCTGCAAATACTATTTTTGGCGGCCCACCCACTGGCGTAGGTGCAACTCCGACATTTAGAAGTTTGGTCAACGCAGATCTTCCTTCGGTAGTGTGTGCAAGGTATACAAACACATCGACTGCCACTGTTCCAACGTCAAGCACGACGTTTAATTTCGCAACAGTTGATTATGACCCGTTTTCCGCAGTTACCACAGGTGCTGGATGGGTGTTTACCGTACCGGCCGGACAAGCTGGTAAATACGAAGTAAACGCTTACACATCGGTTGGAGCGAGTGTGTTGACGGACTATAGAATCGAAATCTATAAGAACGGTGTTTCTTTTACGAGCAAAAGAGAGAGTCAACAGATCGCTGCGAGCGTTGCAATGTCTCTTGATATTACAGACACAGTTAACTGCGTAGCTGGGGATACTCTAGCGGTCCGTTTTTGGGTAGGAGGACAGGTAGCTTCTTTCGTCTCTCCTCAGGCAATCACAATCACCAGGGTAGGGTAATTCATGTATCAACTGATCATTTACAGAAGCGACGGCAGCCTATACTGGATTCAAAATTTTGGGACCAATGCTGATGCGCTTGCTTTTGTAACAGCACAAATTGCTCTTCCCTCTTGGGACCCAACGTTTCGTTATACGATCAAGCTCACTCCTGTGCAGATCAACACTTTATTGTCTTCTAAAGCTCCTTTGTTCGTTACCTACACTTCGGGAACCAATAACTACCTGGTACCCGACAATACACTTTATATTCGTACGCGATTAATTGCCGGAGGGGGCGGTGGCTCAGGAGGCGGTCTTGCCAGTGGCGCCGGAGGAACGGGCGGCAGTACCAGTTTTGGTAGCATGTTGACGGTAACAGGCGGTGTCGGTGGGACAGCAGGGGGCGGAGCAACCGGTGGTCTTGGAGGATTTGGAACCATTGGAGCAGGAGCAAACGGTCTTGTTATTCGAGGAACCTCGGGACAAGCAGGACAAACTGTCATTGCTGGAGTTGGCGTTGGAGGGAGCATGGGCGGCAATTCTCCTTACGGGAGTGCTGGCGCTCGGAGCGCCTCAGGCGTCGCAGGAGAATCTGCGGGAACAAATAGCGGCAGTGGCGGCCAAGGTGGCACAGGGACGGTGATTGGCGTTAATCCAGGAGCTGGTGGAGGCTCAGGGGGCTTCATGAATGCAACCATTTCAGGGCCGTTTCCTTCAGGAACCACTTTTTCAGTCGTGATTGGTGCTGGAGGAATAGCCGGAACTGCAGGGACGCTAGGGACTGCAGGCGGAGCGGGCGGTAGTGGTGCCGCATATCTAGAGGCCTATTTTCAGTGAAAAAGGACATATTATGAAATTTGGAATAGCGCTGTTACTCTTATCCATGTCAGCTTGTGCTCATAAACAAACGAAAGCCATTTGCTACCCAAGTCTTGAAGACAAGAACGCGGTTCACTGCTTTTGTGAAGACACCTTTTGTGTAGAAGAATAGGGGAAAACCAATGCTTGTAGGTACTTCAGTCATCATCAATGGGGCAAGTGCGGCAGTCAATCAGAACTCAGTCGTTTTGGACACATCCCACGTCCTTTCACTCTCAATCCACACGACGACGACTGGAACGAGTACCGGGACGATTAGTGTCCAAGCAAGCAATGACGTGGATAAACCGGTCGTGAATTGGTCTCCTGTTCCAACCTTCACCTCAAGTGTCACTGCCGCCGGAAGTTACCTCATTCCCAAGTTTGACGTATGCTACGCTTGGATGAGAATCGTGTTCACTGCAACGAACGCTGCAGCAGGCACTGTAACGGTTAAGATTAAAACCATTGGTCAATAGAAAGGGCTAAGTATGAGTAAAGTATCCGCTGCAGTGTCAGCACACATGAAGGGTCTCATGAGTAACCACGGCTACAATCCAAAAAGGGCTGTTGCTTCAGCCTTGGCAAGTGTCGCTCGTGATAAGAAAAAAGCTGGCATCCCAAAAGAAGAGCCCTTTCACGGTGAGCAGTTTGGTCAGGAAAAGTATGAGGGTGAAGACGCAGTCACCAAATACCATAATCGTGTCCCTTCCTACACACAGGGAACACGTCATGAGCCTTTAGCTAAGATGGACACAGATCCTCAGGACTACGTCCGTGGACCTGCTGAGCAGCAAGAGATGGCAGCTTCCTACCCAAATGAAGTGGCTAACCCTATGCAGCAAGCAAAGCATCAGGCTTTTGCAGATCTTTTACGCATGAAGGCCATGAAAACGATGAACCCTGAATCTTACGCAGTAGGACACACCACTGACGTGCTTCCCAAGGCTCCAGAAGAGATGCTTGAGCTTGATGACCATGCAATGAAAGTCATTGCTGAGAAAAAACGTAAAAGAGTTTTCAAAGAATCGCTTTAGGAATAAACTGAAATAAAAGGAAATATTAAAATGGCAACTTTAGGATCAATCATTTCGTTCTTAGCTAACAACCTTCCTGCAATCTTGAAAGGCTTAATCGCAATCGTAGGCGGCTTGCTTGCTGTAGCAGTGCTTGTTCCTGGTGATCAACCAGACTCTGCATTGAAAGCCATTCTTGCTTTCATTCAGAAGTTCTCAGGTGACGCTCCAGACGTTGCTCAGAAAGCTGCTGACGTATCTGCTCAGTCTGCTCCAGATGTGCAGGGACAAGCTTTCCCGTCCCCTGCAGCTAGCTAATCATTAGCTTCAGCGATACGTTCTATTTTTTTTGAATAGACTTCGTGAGTGAGCATAGCCTCTTCATAGGTGAAGGAATCTTTCATCTGAAAAGTGTAAGGCTCTTCTACGTGCATGACCGTCACGAATTTCCCCTTTTTCAGAAGACCCGTTATTTCAAAAATAGATCCTCCCCCAAAATAGGTAATGACCGTTCCATTCTCATTTGATGTTTTAGCAATCACTGGATCGTGAGTCGTAATCCAGGACATAAACTCCTCACCTGAGCATTCTACAGGAACCATCTTGTCACTCAGAATGTAAAAAGTGAGGGGACGTTCAGTTTCAAGCTTTTGCATATTTCCATCTTGATCTTTTACTTCAATTTCCATGCTCAGTCCGTATCACAGTACTTCTTATAATACTCATAACAATGTGAGCAAATGAGCACTGCCTCATCAATGGTGTTCTCATGATAATTAGTCGCAAACTCTTCTTCTGCGTCCTTAATATTGTGATCAGAATAGAAATAAACTTCGTTACAGCCTGAACAGGTGTAGGACTTAATTTCGTGTGGCATCTTTATATTTCTTCCAGATGGCTACCATTCGTTCACGACCGTAGATTTCTTTTAAGGCTTTGAACTCAGCAGAATCAGTCTCTCCTTTTTTGATCAGAGAAATGACGTAATCTTCTAAAGTCCAAGCACTCTTCCAGTCGTCTTCTTTAGTGGAGGGCACCGAGGTGCAAGCCCCTGAGCATGAACCCAATCATGGCAATGGCAACGATGGCAATAATCACTTTTTGCAGCACATCAGGCATAGGAACGTAGGTGATGAGAAGCCATACGCAGAAACCCAAAATCGCAAGTGTAAGAACCAAGCTTATAATATCCATGAGATCCCCCTGTCCCTGATAGTACTATCCTCTCGATATAATTTCGATCTGTCTTTTACTTTTCCTTCTCACGTCTAAAACGACTCTGGTGAGTCGGTCCGTTGCTGTTTGAGATACAACCCTTTCGATAAGAGGAACGGTAATGCTTTTGGTTTCTGTGTAATAGGACTGTTTAAAGACACTTGTCTCCGGAATATGCACATACCTACCGAACAGTGTGAAGGTAGAGTAAAAATACCCAACTACTTCTTTCCCGTTCCATAGTTCATATTTGTATTCAGTAGGCATAGCCGACCGCTTTCAAAGCAGCTAAACAAATGGCGTGTGGGGCTGTTTCGCCGATAGCAAATTTACAATCTTCTAAGTAGCATGAGCGCTCGTAATACCCTTCATCAAGACTGCATGTAGAATCAAACCTAGCCATCCATTTTCCATCATTCATTAGAATTAAGGCAGAAATAGCTGCTTCTGGAACATCACCGTCTTCATCGTCATAGCGCTGATTCTTGATTATTTTTAACTTCTCGACAACTTCCCAAGCGCAGCCGATGTCGGTGGAGAATCTAGGAAGTGAACATTCACAACCAGCCATCTCAAAAGCTCCAGAGTCTCTGGGACTTAACCAAGCATTATTACAGTCATCCCGACAACTCGTAGGTTCTAACTTCCACCTCATCACCTTCTCAGCAATGAGCGCATCAAGCTCTCTTCCAGCATTCATATAAAGTGAAACCCCTTGAGAAGAATCCAAGATCCGTAAATGACCATTGTGGTGAGGAGTAAGATTTCGTATCTCATACTTCTTCCTCTCCCATTTCTAGAATCACATACATCTCGCTACGTTTTGCTATTTTAATATGTCTTTCAGGAAAATCATACAGATTCTTAGCTACCATTTTCCTAGCCGCTTCAAAACCCGCTATAAATGCAGGTAATGTAGGATCCATTTGACCTACTGTTAAATCAGGTTCGTTAGATTCCGCATAATCCAGTGCTAACTTTTCTTTTAGTTTCATTTCCCCTCCAGCGGAGCTTCGAGTTCTGCAACCACGTTGTTTGCATATTGCTCTACGGATCCGTCCTGATGGCTACACGGATTTGAGACATTATTATCCGCACCGATAACCTTTAGTGCATAAATAGCTTTATTTAACCTCTTCGCTAACTCCTCAACGTCGGTCCGGGCGTGGGCGATGAATTCGGCATCATCCGTGGGATCGACAGGATTAGTTCTATCGTATATCCCATCTCTTATAGATGCGACGTAGCAAACAGCGTCTCTATACGCATCACTTTCCAAATTATCGCATTCAACTTCCCAGTTACCATAGTCATATTTCCAAGGTCCCGGTGTCGTTTTACTTGCCCGCTCTAAGCATTGATCAGAATAAGTCATTTCCACTCCACATCCGTCTATTGTCTTTGTTCAATACGGGATCTACTCGAATTCTTCGTTGGGTCTCCTCTGAGAAAATACTTCCACATAAAAGACATTTTCTTACGAATTCATTTGGGAGACGAACCAGGACTACTTTACGCAATCCACGCGTGAAACTTTCCTGATATGAGCAATAAGGACAAAACCTTTTTCCAAATTCAATTTTATTTATCATCTTAAAAATTAGAAAACTGATCGCAACAGAGATCGTAATCCAAACTGCATAAATCATAGCTCCTGTGGGTCCCATGGCGATAATTCGTCTTGAACCGGAAACGCTGGCTTTAGGTCTCCTTTAGCCATCGCTACCTTTTGTGCTAATAAGAACTTCTTAAAGTGCTCCAATTGTTTGTCATCTGCAGTAGTTAAACTATCTGTTCCACATTCTCGGTAAAACTCTTCTCTCGCTGCTTCGGTCTCTATATTGAGCTCTTTTAGTAATACCATGACCTCTTTTAAGATAGGGTTAAACATGGGTTTATTAACAGTCCCTTTTGCGATAATAACGGGCTTAATTAGAGACGGCGCTGCTGTCACCTTAGAAGTAGCTACAGAGGTAATTACTGGAGAAGGAGCGTACGGAATAGGAGGTTGAGTGAAAGATTCTTTTGGTGTGAATTTAGGAGCAATTGATTTTTCTCCACCTCGCCCGGTAGCCGTTTCACCATCATCATCCATCTCAGCTGCTGCCACACCTGCAATAGCAGAAAGTGCTGCACGTTTCATATAGGTCATTGCGCTTACCATGGACTGAGGGTCTGGCTTTACGGGTTGAATTGGCACAATGCTTTGAATAAATTCACCGCTCGAGTGCATAAGTTCAGTAGTAAGAAAAACTCTACCCTCAATCACGTCATAAAGTTGAGAAACCGCAATTCCTTGGTCAGACAGAGGCTTTCGACATGCATCCCAAACACCTGCTAGGTCTGCGTACTTAGATTTGAAGAAAGGATTATCTCTATCCTTGTCCGCATTTTTCATCATCCCTTGGGCTTTTGATAACGCTTCAGCAAGTTTTCCGATGGTTTCAGATCTCATTTAATTCTTCTTTCTACACTTTCAATAGCCCGCTCCATGGCGCGTTCACGGCGTTCTTTTAGGAGCTCTTCATCTTCAGGCTTTGTTGGTCGTATTGATCTCATTCTTAATCCAGGGTTGAGATAATCATAGATATCTCCACTCTCTCCACTAAATCCACAGGCCAGACATCCGCTCCCACTGCATGATCTACATGATCCCCATCGTTCTGACATAACATTTTGTATACACTAGTTAACGCACTTGTGTTATCACTTTTTCATGAAAAAAAACGAAAGTGTTAACGCAGTAAAGACTAAAAAAACAATGGCATTTGCAGTCGCAAGAATCCCAATGTCTCTGAAGAACAAGTTCAAAAGACATGCAAAAAAAATTGGAAGATCTGAATCAGCTGAGATGAGACTTCTTATTGAAAAAGCGATCTCTCAATGAGTGAATTCGAAGGATACGAGTTACTCAAAGACCCTTCTTTACGAGCTTGGGATATTCAGCAAATGAGGAGAGATATCCATTTTCTACAAGCACGTTCTATGTTGCTTGAAAAACAGTACGGAGAAAGATTTACGACACATGCAAAGATTATGTGCCTGAATGGGTTTGCTCTTTGTTTGCATATCGTCATTAGTGCGTGGCTTAAATGAGCTTCACAGAAGACGAACAGGCATACCTCAAGGGTGTTCACCATGAGCTTATGGAGACGCTCTTTAGTTTAAAGCTCATGGAAGCTAAGGTTCGCTGGCTTACTCTCATGGTCTATGCGATGGCTGGGTATCATATGCTAGGTGTTGCGATTGAATTTCTAAAGAGGACGTAATGGAATCACCCGGCCATAAGCACCTCAGGCTTCTTCAATCCTACGTGCTCCTAGGTCAATTAAAGAAGCTGATTAAGAAAACTCCGACAGGGTTGGAAGATTATTTAAATAGTATTGGTTTAACGAGCAAGCAGATGATCGATTATCTTGAGAAGCTGCAGAAAAAAGTAAAGAAGGATGTAAAGAAGATATGAAAACAAAAAAACAGAAAACTAAAGCAGTTAAAACAGATGAAGAATTAACAGTACGGCTGTACGACAGTCTGATGGACCACGTTACGAGCTTCGGAAAAAAAGAGAAAGATGTTGGTTATGCGGTATATGCGTCTTTTGTCACTCTTGGACATTTGATCATAAAAAATGAAGGTGATCAGCGGTTTAACGATTATATTGCTCAAATTTTAACAGTTACTCGTCATGATCATAAGTGTCCTGATTGTGTAGCTGAACAGGAAGATGGGATTCCTCATCCTGTATGAACGAGAAGCAGTTTTTTGAATTAATGGATCAGATCTCTGAAATTATAAGAGCTTACGAAAAGAAAATGAAAGAGCTTCATTTAATAGTTCCGGTTCTATTACACAACGTATTGAGGTGGGAGCAGATAGGTGATGGATTTAGGATCACACTCGACCATAAACCACTCATTGATTGCGTGTTTAAATATAGAGCAATGTGGTTTCAGATGCTCCCTGAACTTTTTGATTCAGCTAAAGAGGGAATGTTTGAGGAATTTAAAAACGTCAATCAAGAAAACATAGACAAGGTGAAAGATCATCTTTTGTGTGGGAACAGATCAGACTAAAGCAAGCTTGACATTATTACACAGTTAATATATAACCCTCTCACGAAAGAGAAGTGAGTTATGAATTACGAAATGAAGTCGGGCCTGTTTTTCGGTGGTTTAGTGCTCTTATTTAAGCTTGGAATATGCGCAATCGTATGGCCTTTCACTAAGGTCGGCGCGATTATTCTCTTTTGTTTTATGGGATAAATTTAGATTTTAAAGTTGAAGTTTTTTTAGTTTAAGCCCCCGAGTTAAAACTTGCGTTTATGACTCGGGGGCTTTATTCATTCAGTTGATAGTGAGTACCCTTACAACAGTTAGCCACTAGCGAAAGAATGAGTAACTTCTTGACTCCATCTTTTTCATACGCCGCGCGGCAAATCAAGTAAAAAAAACTGTTGTAAGGGATACTTCGCTATCAACTGTTCTCCTTGAGGACTGTTAAAAAGCGGGTGAGAACTATTTGCGCCAAAGGGTAACAACCGGAGGCAAGACCCGACATAACGGCAGCCCCCTCAACGTCTTGATTCCCGAGGGCTAGCAAAGGATTGCTAGTGTGGAATTGAGCAGAACGCCTCAGGGAGATTGATGCTTAAGTCTTAATTAGGGGACTTAAACAAAATCAGTTGAAATGGCAGTAGCCAACCTTTTCCGGGGAAAGTCAAAATAGCCGGGAAGCTTCAGCTCAAAAATGGAGGGTCAGCCCCCTACATATAGGGCGAAGCTTTGCCCGAAATACGGAGACGGGCCGAGGGCCTACAGCCCTTCTCATCCCTGTAGCCGGTTCGGACTTCGTCCTTCCACCGGCTCATCTAGAAATCCGTACTTTTACAATACCAAAACTGCGGGTAACCTCTAAACTCCTTCTGCGGCGAAGGTCGGTCTATCTCAGGGGAGCGAAGCATAGCTTCCTCTTCTGGGAGACTTCCCTTGAATCCCTCGCTCAAAGCGTCATACTCAGTCAATGATCACTGAAGGCATCATCGGAGGTATTGGAGCTATCCTGGGAGGGATAGTGACCAAGCTCATCTCAAACAATCAGAAGAACATTGAAGCTAACCAAGCTGAAATCGCAATCATTCGGAAAGAGTTAAGGGACCGCTGCGATAAGCTGCAGGCAGAGAATGATGTCTGGAAGTCTAAGTACTACGTAGACATTCGGGCTCTCCAAGAGGAGATCTTTACGCTGAAAGCAGATAACGCGGCACTGCGTGTTCAACTCTCTGATATCAACTCCAGGGGATGGGTTCCGGAAGAGGAACACAAAAGGTACCAATGAATCGAATCAAAGCATTAGTCATCGAAGATGAAGAAGTCTCAGGCGCTGTTTTAACGAAGTCCTTAGAGCAATTAGGAGTGACGGTTCACCAGGTCTCAAACTTAAACCAGGCCTTTGAAACGATCTCAGCTAATCTTCCGAGCGTCATCTTCTTGGACCTGCACCTAGAGGACGCCAAAGGGGGCCTTGAGTTCTTAAAACTGAGAAAGAAGATTACAGCTCTACAAAACGTCCCAGTCTTCATCGTGAGTGTGTCTGCTGACTTTGACACGATCTCAAACGCCATGAGGCAAGGAGCAGATGATTACTTGATTAAACCGATCATCCCTGAGTTACTCAAAAGAATGTTAGCCAAACACTTCGTCATCGCTCAGGATCTGAATCGTGCGTAAGTATAAGAACGTAGGCGTCACCTGCGCCGCTAATCACTGGCATCCTTCAAAGCTAGAATCAACGGTCTGCGCAGTCTTAAGAAAAGACCAAGACGTGGAGAAGGTGGATGTTCAGACTCCAGTTGAACTCACAGAGGCTAAGATCAAATACATCGTAGATTTCCGTGTGACCCTCAAATCGGGCAAGATGTTCTATGCCGAAGCCAAAGGGATGGAAACGGACGCTTGGCGCATTAAAAAGAAGCTCTGGGCGTTTTACGGGCCAGGGGAACTGCATGTCTACAAGGGAAACTTCAACAAGGTGACTCGGACTGAGATCGTTAATTGTGAGTTGCCCAATAAATTGCCAGGTAGCCTAGGATCAGAACGACAATCACCACATGCGAACGACGTAGATTCAATGAAGGCCCCTCCCGGAATCAAGACTGTTAAAAACGACTAGCACTTTATCTACATACTGCTGATTCTTATAGCGACCGTTAATTTGAATGGCAGTGCCTGCGTTATAAGCAGCAATCAGATCCTTTCTCGTCTTCCAGGTCTTTCCCAACCTCTTTAACTGCAAACACCCGTAGAAGATGCCCTTCTCGGGATCAGTCAACGTATTTAAGTGATCTGTGAAGTTAAGCTCTCTTGCCACTGATCCCATGACCTGCATACAGCCCCAGGAAATTTGCTGAAGCACGTACTCAGTCTTGACCGTGATACCCAGTTGCTTAGCAAAGAGATCAGGCTTGTAGAAGTACTTCCAGTTGACCTCAAAGCGGCAGGCCCCCGTATTGTAATTGCTCTCCACTGCAGCAATGGCTAGCGCTAAGACTGGGTCCACCCCAACCTCTAACGCAATTGAACTAATTGTCTGAATGACGAGTGGATTAATTGCCATAGTTAAATATTCTATGAGAAATTTAGCGTTAAGAAAAGAGAACGACACTCATGGAAATAGCAGGAATCATTGCGATCTTAAAAGCTTTGCCTGAATTCTTAAAGATTTTAGGCCAGGTAGGCAACCTCATCACCAAATTAGTTGAGGTATCTAAAAAAAATGACATCAACAAATGGCTAAACGATCTTGAAGCGTCGATTGACCAATTGGACAAGGCTAAGACTGCAGAAGACAAGCTAAAATCGGCACGAGATCTTGCTAAACTCATCCAAGGAATGGACCCCAAATGATTGCTAAATTTTTACACATGATGGCTTTGTTCTTATGCATAGGTGGATGCGGACACAGTGGAGCAAAGGTGAATGTCTGCGTTGTAGATGCTCCTGCTGAAGGGTTCCAATGCTCAGAGGCGAAGAAGAAGACTGAGACCTTTATTCCCTTTTCTAAAGGATCCAATCTCAACTGCATTTCACCCTCTGATTTAGAGCAGGGCTTAAAGCTCTGCCAGAAGGGCATTTTGCCGACACTCACGCTCTGTAAGATCTCTGAGTATTCTCCCTATTCCTTCACCTGCATCACGCCTGTAAACGAATCCTATAACATTACCCCAGAGCAAGCAGACAACTACGCATGCTTAAGTGATCGCGATAAAAAGCGTATTTTGGAACGATGCCATAAGTAATAAAATGGGCTAGACTTGGGCTCATTGTGTTGTAACCTAATATTAAACCAATAGTCGACTAAAAGGGGATAGTAATTATGTTCGGTAAAAAAGATGCAAAAGAAAAAGACGTGCACGCAGATAAAGAAGTAGCGCCTAAGAAAGAGGACGCAAAGGCAGACAAGAAAGAAGAAGCAAAAAAGGCTGACGCTTTCTCCGTAAAAGATGATTCCAAAGAAGAAGTAAAAGAAGGCGAATCACTGGAATCAGGTTCTGAGCTTCATGACAAAAACCACATGAACAAAGAACAAGAGCAGGGTGAAATTCGTCCTGACCAAAGTCAACCTGGCGATAACGCAAAGCCTCTGACTCATGAAGAAGAGTTAGAAAAACAGAAGAAAGCTTCAGCATCTGTTGCAGAAGGAAATCATGGAGAAGCACCTAGTCAAGCAATTATGGACGAAGCTAAAAAAGTATCTGATGCAGCTGCTGCTAAAGTGGAAGCTGATCAGGCCAAAGGTGAATGCACCGAAAAGCACGCCCATAAAGACTTCCAAAAAGGCGATGAAAAAGACGAGTCCAAAAAAGAAGACGAAAAAGTCTAACAAGGAGAATCAAATGAAAGAACCAAAAATCGATCACGGTCAAAAAGCAAGTACACCTAAAGAAGCTGCAAAAGATGCAGGAAAATCCAGTGCAGAATCAGGGAAACTAGGAGAAGGTGTTTCTCATGGGGACGCAAATAAGGGCGAAAAGGGCGATGCCGGAAAGCCTGCTCAAGCTAAATAGGGGAAATTGAATGGGAGCGGAGAAGGATACAAGTTCTGAACGAACTGCAGAGACGATCAACAACGAGTACACGCAAATTTGTATCCAGGTTGGGGACAAAATCCTTAAATCTGTACCTGATTTTATAGGTGCTTACAAAGCTGTGGGTGACTTGATTAGAGAGAAGTCAAAGCTTGATCAACAGGTTGAGAAACAGGTTGAAACTTTAATCGGAAAGAAGAGCAATCTCAATGAAGTTTGACGTCTTTCTAGACAACCGGTATCAAGAACTTCTATTCGCAAAGAACGAAGCCAAAGGTGAATTTGACCCTTTGAGAGAAGCTGAGATTAAAGCAACCCAAGAGATTCGGTCTGCTTACTTAACGGCTCTCAAGTGGGTGACTAAGCCAAAGGTGCTTGTCTCCTTCGTCCGCACCCGTCTTCAACTAGAGAAAGAACCTGAGCCCGTGCTTCTCAACGAGATGAAGCGGCTTCAGAAGGAAAAAGAGAAGAAAGATAAAGCAGAAAAGAAGTGAGCAATGAATGGATCATACGTCCTGCAACGGGCCATGATCTTGCTTTCATCTACGACAGTTGGAAAACTTCGTACCGATTAGGCTCTTACTTCGGAAAGTCCTTTCGAAGGTTTAATAAGAACTACCAGGGCTACGACCGGGTCATTGATTGGATATTGACTAGGCCGTTGACTAAGATTCTAGTTGCTTGCTCAAGGGAAGAGCAATTTGTGGTCTTTGGCTACATCGTCTATCAGGAAGATTACCTACATTACGCGTTTGTGAAGAAGTCGTTTAGAAATTTAGGGATTTTTAATTCACTCTTTAAAGAGGCAGAGCGCCCTTACAACTTCTCACACCGAACGCAGCACTTCGAACCCGTTAGCAAAAAAAAAGAACTCAATTACGATCCGTTTATTCTCATGAGGGGGCAACATGGCCAAGACACCGACACCAGCGACGACAACGAACCCGTCTACTTTGGAAACGCCTAAGTTTGAAGCACTTAAGGTTTACCGTCATGCCAAGGTAGTGCATCTCTACGCAGGGGTTGATCTCATGGGATCAAAGACCTCTTCTCATTTTAAAGATTCGCTTCTCGAGGTCACTGATATTGGAGTGATTATTCATTCTAAAAAAACGAGAAGAATTGTGCTCATTCCCTATTCGAACGTAAAAGGTTTGGAGCTGTTTGGTGAAAACGAAACAAAATAAGACAAAGAATAACCCCCCCGTGCCAAGGCCCGTGGGAAGGCCTTATAGCGTCGATAAGATCACTTGCCATGAGAAGGCTAAAGCCATGGGAGTCGATCCGTTTGAGATCTTGCTCCTATTTGCTAAGGGCGATTGGAAGACGCTTGGATACGAATCAGAGAGAGTACTTAAAAGCTCCAATGGGGGCGAGACCTATGAGTGGACGATTGAGCCTAACGTCCGCATGAAAGCTTGTTCTGAAGTCTGCCACTACCTCTATTCCAAGAGAAGAAGCGTTGAAGTCAGAAAGAGTGAGTATGAAGCCCTTTCTGAATCAGAAAAGCTCTTTAAGATGAAAGAAGCAGTTGCCCTTCAGGAAGAGAAGGTAGCAAGCCTAACGAATGTTGAGTGAGCTCGTTGATTTCACGATTGAAGTAGGTGAAAAGCTCAGGCCAACGGAAGCGAAATTTGATTTAGAGAAGATTGCTTTTCCAAAACAGCTCGAATTCATCAGGAATAAGTCTAGGCTGAAAGCTTTGTTCTGCACGAGAAGAGCGTCAAAGTCCTATACGGGCGGCCTTTACATGGTGAAGGAAGCCATGGAGAACCCTGGAGTCAATTGCCTGTACATCGGGCTGACCAGGCTTTCTGCAAAAGGCATCTTGTGGAAGGACGTCTTAAAAGACATAGACCGGCGTTACAACTTAGGGATGACCTTTAACGGGACCGAGTTAAGAGCAACTTTACCCAACGGTTCAGTCCTTTGGCTGACTGGCGCAGATGCAGACCCTCAGGAAATGGAGAAACTCCTTGGACAAAAATATAAGCTGGTTGTCATCGACGAAGCGGCGAGCTTTACTCAAGATCTTAGACGCATGGTTTATGGAATACTCAAACCTGCCACTGTGGACCAGCAGGGAACAATCTGCTTACTGGGAACATCTGGCAATCTTGTTTCAGGACTATTCTTTGATATTACAACAGGAGTTGAAAAAGGATGGGGACTCTTCACCTGGACAGCCTACGACAACCCGCACGTAGCAAAGCAGTGGCATGAAGAGATTGAAGAGATTAAGCGGGAACGTCCGGACTTCATGGAAACGCCACTTTTCAAGCAATGGTACTTAAACCAGTGGGTCATTGATGAAGAGAAGTTAGTCTACCGCTTCTCATTTGGTAGAAATGAATTCCAGTCTCTTCCTCGAGTCCACGGAGGGGAATGGACTTACGTGCTAGGCGTTGACTTAGGATACGACCCTGATCCATCAGCATTCGTGGTTGTGTGCTTTCATAGCTTTCTTCAAAAGCTCTTTGTCCTTCAGACCTTTAAGCAAACGAAGATGGACATCACAGACGTTGCCAACAAGATTAAGTATTACCAGTCCATGTTTAACTGCGAGCGAGTCGTCATCGACGGCGCTAATAAGCAAGCAGTCGAAGAGATTCAAAAGAGGCATGGGATCGCTTTAACTACCGCTGACAAGACGGGCAAGGTCGATTTCATCCAGATCATGAACGCTGAATTCATCCAACGGCACATTGTTTTGTCTGAAGAGACGGATGACCTAAAAGAGGAATATCAAAAACTCATCTGGGACGAAGTGAAGTTAGCACGGAGCGGCAAGTACGAAGAGCATCCGAATTGCGCTAACCATTTAACTGACGCAGCGTTATATGCCTGGAGATTTTGTTATCAATTCCTATCCGAAATGCCAAAGAAGACACCAAATCTACGCGACAAACAGGCTTTGATCGAGCACACTCAAAAAATAATGGAAGAGCGGCTTCAAGAAGAGATTGACCGTGAGGAGATGAAAGAGCGCGGTGAGTTTTACGATGAACTGATGGCTTTACCCGTAGAGACAGACGCACTT